GCCTGGGCTAATCCACTGCAACATTCAGAAGAGCCCCCAATAGGATTTAAGATAGATTTCTGGAATCCACTATTACCTGATGAAGTTAAAGTAAAACTGGAGCTTTAAATGCAAGGAAGAAAAGCAACCTCTATTTAACCATATAACTTTGTTCAAATTTTAAACATAGTTGGAGATATAATGAGCTCACTTCTTAGAATAAAACAAGAAGCAGAAAAGATCCGAAAAATGTATGAGGAGGATCCTAGAAACGCTACCTTTAATGCTATTATTCACGGGCCTATTAAGGTAGGAAAAACATCTCTTCTCAGAACTTGTCCTAAACCTGTCTTGGTGCATTCTTTTGACCCAGGCGGGACTGATGTGCTTAAAGATATGATAGCTACAGGAGAGATTCTGGCCGATACTCAGTATGAATCTGAGAATCCCTTTAAGCCTAAAGCTTGCAGACTCTGGGAGGATTCTTTCAACTATCTATATCAAAAAAACTTCTTCAATCATATAGGAACTTTTGTTATAGATAGTATGACTACCTGGGCGCAGGTTATAATGTATGAAGTTATTCGAAGAGCGGCTCTTAAGAAGAAGGATCGTAATCCAGGAGAAGCTCCAAGAGAGCAAGATTGGCTTCCTCAGATGGCTTTTATTGAGAATTATATGAGGAAGTTTCTATCCCTTCCTTGTAATTGTATTCTCCTTGGCCATAGCGACCAACCTAAGGATAGGGAAGGAAATGCGACAGGAGATCTCGGAATAATGATTACTGGAAAACTTCGGGAGAGAGTTCCTGCACTTTTCAGTGAAATTTATTATCTCAGAATGAAAGATTTTAAAGCTGAGACACGAGAATTATTAGTTAAACCAGTCTATGGTATTCAGGTAGGCACAAGACTAGGCAGCAGAGGTAAATTAGATAAGATAGAGGAACCAGATATTAAGAAGATTATGAAAAAGGTAGGATTAGATGCTTCGGATAAGCCACTAATTCATGAGTTAGAAACAGAAACAGAAACAGAAACTAAAATTTAATAGGAGATATTATTATGAGCTCATTTCTTGACCTTACAGATGCAAAAATGGAAGATGCAGTAGAACCTAAAGCAGTTGATGATGGTGAGTATACTTTAAAGCTGGTAGATTGGATGACAACTGAATCTGGAGATATTACTCGAATAAATGCAAACGGTAATCCTTATATCATGCCTATTTTTGAGATTATTGAGTGTGAAGAAGCTACTTATGCCAAAAATATTTCTCACTATATACCTCTCCCTCATGAAGACATGGATAAGAAAGATCGAAATGCGACTCTTTGGAAATTAAAAGAGTTCTTTGAAGCTCTTGGGGTTGATTATACTCAACGAATTGACTTTGAAGATCTGCTCGGGAAAACTACCGAGGCTCTGCTCACTGTGCAAGATAACGCCGATTTTGGAGAGCAGAATAATATTAAGAGGTTTGTTGCAGGTCGTTAATTCTTCATTCAAATTTTAAACAAAGGAAAATCATATGAAACGGTTAAGGTTGTCTATAGATCTAACTCAGGAACAGTCAGATTTCCTGACAAAACTCCCATTCGGTTGGAGACAGCAGATTTATAGCGCCTTAACCGATATGATTATAGATATGACAGAGAATCATGGAACTAAATCTCTGTCATATATCATATCTCAGAGAATTAATCTAAATGATTATTTTGCCTCAAAGGATTAGATATGGATATAAGTTCTTTACATAAAAGTATATCTGAGTTTTCAGATGATGAGCTTAAGGCGCATATTAGAAATATTAGAAATCTTAGAAGACAGTTTATAAAAGTTAAAGAAAAGACTCCTAAAAAAGGTGTAAAAGGACAGAAAAAAATAATAGTGAAACCTGATATCTCAAAGCTCAGCCAAAATGAAAAACAGATTTTATTACAAAAACTCTTAAATATAAAGGAAAAGAAGAATGGAAAGAGGTAATGTGGATTTAGATACTAAAATTAGTCAAATAGAACTTAGAGATATAGCATTATCTCAAATAGAGGTAGGAAAAAGGTTTAGAGAAGATCTCGGAAACCTAGAAGCTCTCGCAGCCTCTATAAATAAAGATGGTCTTATACAACCTTTAGCTGTCCAGAAGAATTCAGAATCCGCTGAGCTTCCGTATAAACTTGTAGCCGGTGGAAGACGTTATGCGGCTCTTAAGCATCTCTGTGAACAGAAGGGCCAGAAAGAGGTTATATCTTGTAGATTTTATCCAGAAGAATTATCAGAACTTCAAACACGAGTTTTAGAATTTGCCGAGAATCTGTATCGAAAAGACTTTACTTGGCAAGAAGAGTGCAATCTTAAAGAACATATTCAAGATCTCCAACAGCGAATTCATGGAGTAAAAACGTCTACTGCAAAAGACGCTCCTGGATGGACTCTGCAAGATCTTTCAGATATGACAGGGAAATCAAAGGGATCTTTATCAGGTGATATTAGTCTTGCAAAGTTAATGAAGAATGCTCCAGACATTGATTGGGGTAAATTTAAAACTAAAAATGATGCTCAGAAAGCTATCAAACACGTTAAAAAGGTCATACAGCAGAAAACTGACGCTAAGCAATTTCAAAAAACTATGGGAGAAGGAGATAATAAACGAGTTAAGCTTATAAAATCTTATCATGTAGAAGATTTTTTTAAGGGAGTTCAGAAGATTGGTGATTCTACTATGGATTTTATTGAGATTGACCCTCCTTATGGGATAGATCTTGAGAATCAAAAAAAGGAGTATTCTTATACAGGTTATAATGAGATAGATAAGAAGGATTACCCGGATTTTCTGAAAAACCTCCTCACTGAATGCTATAGAGTTCTAAAACCTAATCGTTGGATGGTCTGCTGGTTCGGCCCTGATCCTTGGTTTGAGATTCTTCATGATACTCTTATTGATATAGGATTTAAAAATAAAAGAATTCCTGCAGTATGGACTAAGGGAGCTTCTGATGAGGATGGAGTTAATACTATTTCAGGGCAGACTATGCAACCTAACCGAGATCTCGGAAAGGGTTATGAGATGTTCTTCTTCGCCAGAAAGGGAGTTCCAGAGCTAAATAAACCAGGATCTGTAAATGTATTTAACTATAAACCTATTCCAGCTCAGCTGAAAATACATCCAACTGAACGTCCAATAGAGCTTATAAAAGACATTCTGAATACCTTCACATTCCCAGGCGCTAATGTATTAGTACCTTTTGCAGGAAGCGGTAATACTATGATAGCCGCAGCTCAGAATAAGATGGTTTCTATTGGTTTTGATCTAAGTCAAGAATATTTTGAAAGTTATATAATTAAGGTTCATAAGAATTTTTAGGAGGTTTTATGAAGATTATTCAAATGGATAATTTTGGTAATGATGTTTCAGATCTTTTAATAGCAGAGGATGTTCATAAAAGTTATATTAAAAGTATAGTAAAATTCTTAAATGCTAAATATAGTGGAAACCATTCTGAGAATTGTTATAAAGCAGTTGAAGATAGTTATGAGTTATATAAATATAACTTTAATAGATAACTATATTCAAAATTTAAACAAAGAAAGGAGATTTTAAATGGAATTCTTTATTAAAGTATATTTTTGGATCGCTCTTATAAGTATTGTTTTAAGGTTTATATGTCTCGGATTTACAGACTATCCAAGAAAAATCGAAAGGGGTACAGATGCAATAGGATTAATGCTCAGCATTCCTTTTGTAATCTGGGCATTTTATCTTATATGGATATAATCTTCATTCAAATTTTAAACAAAGAAAGGAGGGAACTTGCAACTTCCTAAATCACATACAACAGTTCCGCCTTCTCAAAACATAGGAGCGCCTTATGTAGGAGTTGGAAAACAGCCAGGACGTGAAGAGGTAAAACGTAGACAAGTCTTCGTAGGACCTACGGGAAAAGAGTTAGATGATTGCTTAGGGGTTGCGAATATCAGCAGACCTCTGATATATCTAACTAATATTATAAAAGATCTTGATAGACCTATTAATTCTTATATTCAACTTTATAATAAGTCTAAATTATTATCTGAGCCTATTATAAGTGATAGAGGAAAAGAATATATAGAATTTCTCAAATGGGAGTTATCTAAAACTTCTGCTGAATATATCTTAGCAATAGGAGGGATAGCTCTTTTTATTCTAACAGGTAGAATTGGAATAACTAAATGGAGAGGTAGCTTATTAGATTGTACTTTAATTCCTGGCAGGAAAGTTATTCCTACAATACATCCTGCTACTATAATACCTCCAAAGAATAATTTTCTAAACAGAAGATTGCTTATATTTGATCTTAAACGATTAAGAAGTTTTACAGAAAATCTTACAGTTCCTACAGAAAGAGTTTATGAACTTGAGCCCAGTTTTGAAACTATAATAAAATTCTTAAATTTCTGTCGTGATAAAGGTCTTTCTGGAAGTAGAATTAGTTATGATATTGAAGTTTATATGAATCGAAAATATAAACAGATAAGTTGTATTGCTTTTGCAGTAGATCTTCAATCAATCTGTATTCCATTTGCAGATCATCTTGGAGATTATTTTACAATCGCACAAGAAGCTGATATCTGGCGAATTATCGCAGAGATATTAGAAGATTCTAAAATTAAAATCTGCGGACAGAATCTTATCTTTGATAATCATTTTCTTCTCCGCACATATGGAATTAGAACTACTAACATAGATGATACTATGGTAGCCCAACAGATGATTATGGCTGATTATCCTAAAGGATTAGATTTTATCACATCTATATGGACAGATCATCCTTATTATAAAGCTGATGGTAAGGCATTCTTTAAAGGGGGTGGACAATATTATAAGTTCTGGAAATACAACGCAACGGATGCTTTGATTTGTGACGAGGCTTTTCCAAAGCAGCGAGAAGAGCTTATAAAACTGGGTATTATAGAGACTTATAATAATCAGATTGCTCTAATAGAACCTCTGGTATATATGATGGAGAGAGGAATTAGAGTTGATATAGTTAGAATGGAAGCTGCTGATCAAGATCATAAGAAACAACTAATAGAAGCTCAAGAGGAACTTGATACTATTGTCGGAAGACCTCTTAATGCAAAAAGTCCTAAGCAACTTAACGAATATTTCTTTATTGAAAAGGGAATAACTCCTTATAAAGATAAGGGAAAGACTACTTATAATGATTTGGCAATGAAAAGATTAATTCGTAAGGGATGGAAAGAAGCTAAGATCATTCAAAGAATTAGAAAACTTACGAAACTTAAATCTACATATCTTGATATTACTAAAATAGATGCGGATAAACGTCTCAGATGTTCTTATAATCCTGTGGGAACTCGTTATAGTCGTATATCTTCGAGTAAGAATCTCTGGGGAAGTGGTACGAATCTTCAAAACTTTCCTCATCATATTCAAGATTTTCTAATTCCTGATCCTGGTTATGCTTACTATGCTTTTGATCTCAGCCAAGCTGAGAATAGAATTGTTGCGTATGTAGGTGATATTTTAGAAATGATTCAGTGCTTTGAGGCTGATGAAGATGTACATGCTAAATCTGCTCGAATGATTATGAAAACTTATTACGGATCTGGGTATGATTCAGAAAGGATTAGTGTTGAAGATCCTGCTCCTATAGGGGATGGAACTCAAGAGTGGCGTTTTTGGGGGAAGAAGGCAAATCACGGATTCAACTATGCTTGGAGTTATAAGAACTTTGCATTAGCAAATGAGCTTCCAGAAAGTGATGGTAAGTTAATCTATAACTCATATCATAATCTTTATCCAGGAGTCCAGCAATCCTTTCATACTTATGTTCGGAAATGTCTTAGAACTACAAGAATTCTTACAAATCTAATGGGAAGAAAGACTGTTTTCTTAGGACCTCTGACGGGAAGAAATGCTGACAAAACTTTTAAAGAAGCTTATTCTTGTATTCCTCAGGGAACTGTGGGAGACATAGTGAATAAAAAGGGAATAAATTATATCTATTATAATCAGACTATATTTAAGCCTATAGAACTTTTAAGACAAATTCATGATGAGATTGATTTTCAGATTCCTATAAATATAGGCTGGAAAGAACATGCCAGAATGCTTAGGCTTATAAAAAAGAGTCTTGAAATACCACTAACAACTCATAATGGAAGAACTTTTACGATTCCCGCTGATTTAAAAATGGGAAGAACTTTGAATAAGGATAATAAAAAAACAAGTATTCATATAGATTTTTCAGGAGATCTTTCTGATAATCTTAAAACGAGTTGGGAAAAAATTAATAATGCCTAAAAGAATCTGTGATAACTGGCTTAAAAGCTACGTCCACTATTGCCATGATTCAGAACCCCCCACAAAGTTTCATGAGTGGATGGGAATTTCTGTTATATCATCGGCTCTTCAACGAAAGTGTAGATTAAATTGGGGATCACTGGTCTTCTATCCTAACTTCTATCTGGTTTTAGTGGCTCCCGCTGGAAAGGCTCGTAAGGGAACTGCTATGTCTTTTGCCCGAAAGTTTATTGATAAGATGAATATATCTCTTATTAGTGATACTACATCTCTTCAAGCTCTGATTAGAAGAATGAGTGAGAGTACCTATACAGAAGAATCTTCTGAGGAAGGTTATTTTGAAAGCCACTCATCTGTTACAGCATTTTCTCCCGAACTTGCAGTCTTCTTAGGCTTTGCAAATAAAGAGTTAATTTCAAATCTTTGTAACTTCTATGACTGCTTAGATCTATTTCGATATGAAACTATTTCAAGAGATGTGGAAGAGGTTATAGGAGTATTTCTAACTCTAATCGGGGCGACTACTCCAAATCAAATCAAAGAAACAATGTCAACTGAAACGATTGGAATAGGTCTGACTAGTAGAATTATCTTTATATATGAAGAGCGAATAAAAAGACGGATTGTCTGTCCCTTTTTTACTCTCTCTGAAGAGGGCTTAGCTCTTGAAAAAGATCTAATAGAAGATCTTACGAGGATTAGATCTCTAAGGGGAGATTTTAAAGTTACTAAAGGGTTTCTCAAATATTGGTCAGATTGGTACGGAGACTACCCAGAAGAGAGTTCTCTTGATCCCATTCACTTCGGAAACTATTGGGAAAGACGCCCTACTCATCTATTCAAACTCAGCATGATTATGTCTGCTAGTGAATCAGATACTATGATTATAACAGAAGATCATTTAAAAGAATCTATTAATTTCTTAGAAGAAACTGAAATAAAAATGCCTAGAACTTTTCAATACGCTGGAGAGTTTAGTAAGGCAGAAAATCTCAAACGCTTAATGCACTTTATTGCAATGAATGAAGAAGTTTCTAAAGATATATTAATGAAAGAATTTCTTATGTATATGAGTGAGGGAGATCTGGATGAATATTTACAAGCATTAAAAACTGCGGATTTTATAAGTACGGTAACAAACTCAAAAGGAAAGACTGTAATAGTATATAAACCTGATAACTCTGTTCAAAATTCAAACGAAGGAGGTGAATAAGAAGTGTCTCAAGATGATAGACAAAAACTAGCTGAGGTTCTGCATACAATTTTCTGCGAATGTTCTCATGAATCTGATATGAATCTTTTTGAAAAATCTTCAAAGTGTATGTATTATCTTGAGAATAATATAGATCTTACATGGGAACTTTCGGCACATCAAGAATGGTTAAAACAGGCAGAAGTTTTAAAGAAGATTTCACATCCACTGAATATATTAGAAGTTATTCAAGATATGATAAAGATTTATCAAATTACAGAACAGTTTAAGAAAGTAAACAAGAAACTATTAACATATGTTAAGATATTAATTTCTTAGAAAAGGAGATCTAAAATGGATGAAAGATTAATTAAGATAGGAAAGAAAATTAAGAGTATTAAAACTTCTCAACAATCTCAGCATGATATAATTAAGGAAGTTTTGTTAGAGTTGTTAGAGATTATAGCAGATGAATTTAAAAAGCTACCTGTACTTAAAAATGCGAATAAAGATATTAAGGAGAATAAAAGTGAATAAACTATTTTTTGATACTGAAACAAGTGGTTTTCCGAGTAAGAAACTCCCAAGAGGACATAAAGATCAAGCTTGGATTGTTCAGATAGGATTTCTCTTTGAGGTTGATGATAAGATTTTAAATCAAGGAGGTTTTCTTATACAAGCAGAAGATAGAACTATACATCCTGGGGCGCAGAAAGTACATAAGATTTCAGTAGAAACTGCATCTCAGTATGGAGTTTCTGAGAAAGTTATAGCAGCTATAATGGGATATTATTTACGTAAGGCAGACATTGTTATAGGACATAATATAATTTTTGATCTTAAGATGTTGGATATGCTTCTTACTCGAAATAATTATCTGTATACTGAGGAAGTTTTTCAAGAAATTCCTACAGTGTGTACTATGAAAGCCTCTACAGATTTTTGTAAACTTCCTGGAAAGCGAGGTTATAAATGGCCTATGCTTACTGAACTTTATCACCATCTCTTCCAAGAAGAATTTCCAGCTCATGATGCTTTGGCAGATATTCAGGCAACTTATAGATGTTATAAAACACTTGTAGAAAAAGGAGTAATAGCATGACAGCACTTGATACTCAGATTGGAGGAAATCATTATAAGAACTTTCCAATACAGCCCGTAGAGTTTATTACTAAGAATAAATTAGGATTTCTTGAAGGCTGTATTATTAAGAGAATTTGTAGAAAGAAACCTAAGGATCTTCAGAAGATTAAACATGAGATAGATCTTTTAATAGAATTTGAGGCTTGTGATAAAGAATAAGTACTAATTCCTAGAAGCCTGAGAGCCCTCCACTTCCACTTCTCTTGGGCTTCTTAATATACCTTCCCATCAGAATATCTGCTGCAGTTCCACCTCGATTCGCCGCTCTATATCCCTTAAGCAGAGTTGAGAAACCAGGAGTTCCCATTAGTCTAGGAAGGGCCGTCATATCTCCCTTCCCAAGTTTTACTAATTGATCTATAACAGCTCCAAAAAGTTCACTTCCAAATTTATACTTCCCTCCATAGATAGGAATAAATTCTAATACCTCCGTTGCTGCATTTTTAATTGCCTTAACCTTATCATTAGTCTGTTCCATAGATTCTTGGTAAGCTTTAATAGATGTAGGTAGGGGCGATCTCCAACCTGCAGATTCAAATCCTTGAGATATCAAAGCAGAAGTCGCTACCCATTGCATAGTTTTTGCTATCTGTGCAGGCTTCGTGATATCAGGATTTTTAATTCCTAATATATGTCGAGTAAGATAATCAAAATTAGCGATTGTAAAAGTTTGAAGAGTTGTAATAAACTTTCCCTCAGCAGTTCTCTGTATTGGAGCCCGAGCACTCTTTGCTGCAGATCCCTGAGCACGAATAACTACATCATCCGCAAAGTTTATTCCATATTCATCTAAAGCTTTCTTAGCCTCTTTACCGGAGAGTTTCTTATATTCAGCAGATTTCTTAAACCTTGTTTTGCCTAGAGCTTCTGCGCCTAACCAAGTAGAATATGCTACCATACTATCAGTAAGAGATAGTGGAATTATTCCTACTTTCTTCGCAGCCTTCCCAACTTTATGAATCTGTTTTCCAGTCTTTCCAGGAAATGTAGGAGTACCGATCAAAGAATCCATAATAATTGCTTCAGGAGTTCTTACTGTGAGAGCATTAGAAACTCTAGCAGCTCTCTTTATCCCAGCAGGATTTATACTTTTAGCAACACCTTGTAACATTTTAAGCAAACCTATCTCAGCAATACTATTATTAAGAGATGAGAATTGTACCATAGCACTTCTAGGTGCAAAAGTAATAAAAGACACTGCAACATTTCCACTAAGTTTTGCCATCCATCTTTTAGCCTTAGGATTAGTAATAAACATTTCAGGAGTACTTCCCTTTTGATAGTCTAACCATTCTCGAAGAAAGTTATAAGTATTTGAAGCGTTCTTATAAAGCTCAAACTTTGGTTGAAGAAGTTCATGAAGATATGAAAGATGCTTTGTCTTACCTAAAACATCTCCGGCCATCATAGCATACTGATTAAAGTTTTCAAAAGCATCTAATTTTAAATAACCTGGAGTATCAGGGCCTCCACGAAACTTCTCATGACCTTTCATACTCGGAACTCTTCCAGTTTTATCCATCTGACTTGGGAGTCTCTGAATCTTTTTTAGCCCCTTTTGAATACTTTCAAGTTTTTTAAACATAGACATCTGCTCAAGTTCATTTAGTTTACCAAGATCATGTATCCATGTTGAGTAGTTCTTAACTGCAGGAAACTCTTTCTGACCAGAAGCTTTACGAACTTTATTAATCTTAACATAAAGATCTTTATAAACCTCTTGCATTCTATCATAAATCTTCATTTCAGCTGGAGAAAGATCATTCACAATCTTCTCTCCCATAGCTTCTAAACGCTCTGCACCACCCTTCTGTCTACTCATTGCATAATTATCTATTCGTTTAGAACTCTTATCTCTACTCCAAAAAGGTAAAGTTTTTCTAAGCTTCTGAGATTCTTCTAACAGAGTCTTTTGAATATCTGAACTCTGCTTCTCACCCTTCATAGCTCTTCTTAAAAAGGTTTCTCTAATAGGTTTACCCAGAGAAGTCATAAGACCCTCTGATGTAGCGAGATGTCGAATCTTCTCCCCCAAAAGAGGTCTTCCAATATCAGGAGCATTTTCAATAATCTTCGCATCACCCCTGGAAACTGCCGGAGCTTTTCTACCTTTTCCAAGATCTCTAGGCTTTAGAAGTTGCTTAGGATCCTGCCCCTTTTTTAACCATTGAGATTCTATCGACTCTTTGTTTAAATTTTGAATATAGGATTTTCCATCCTTCTTATAATAAGCCCCTATAAGTTCATCTGAAATACCTCGAGCTTTGAGAAGTTTTATAGCATTCTTCGTACTTATTCCTTTACTCTTTAGAAAATCTGCTGCCTTTTTAAAATCTGCTGGATCTATTGTAATAGCTCCTCGTTCACTCTTAAGCAGATCTAAAAGACCGTCCCAAGAAGTAGCATCAAAAGGTTTTTCTGAAAGGTCAACTCCCTTTGATTCTTTAATATCTTTATCAAGAAGACTGTCCCAGGTTTTCTGAAGTTTTTGCAACTCACTCTTACTAGGTTTTATTTTCTTTCCTCTGATAGGTTTAACTATCCAACCTTCTCCAGAAGAATTTTTTACAAGTTCTCCCATTAATCCCTGTGCCCGAGCCTCTCCTTCTGCAATACTTTTAGTCTTTATAATCTTTCCTTCAGCAGATGTCAGGGGTTTCTGCCGGGCTTTATAAGCTTCTAGCACCTCTGATGTTCCCAAATCTACCTTACGTTCTGGAGTAGGCATTCCAGGAGCTCTTCCAGTTTCGGGATCTACTCTTTTTCCCTCAGCAGGTTTTTCTACAACTTCTAACTCTGCAACTTTCTTACTTTCCTTTTTCATAGAAGCTTCTAAATACTTAACCGCCTTAGGATCTTTAAATTCCGCAATTCTTACTGCCTGTATAGCAGATACTATATCCTGTCGAGTAAGATTAAAGTCTTTTAAATCCTCTTTAAAATATTCTCCCTTAGCTAATTGAGTAAGAATATCTCTAGAAGATTTTTTCTCTCCAATCATATCTTTAATATTCTCATAGATTCCCATATCTTTTGCAGTATCTAAATTTACATCATGCTCTACTTGAGCTCTTTTTGAGAGCTTAATCTCAGATGTTTTAGAAACATCCGGCTTAATCGGAATCTCAGGAGCCTCAGGAACTTTCCGTTTTGCAGATCCAGTATTATTATAACGTTCTATCGCCTCTCGATATAATGAACTATGCTGAGCCTCCATAAAAGAATCTGATAAATTTCCTGCAGTTTTCAGATCATTTGCCTTCTTCATAGAGTATTCTCGATAAAGTTCTATATCCTTCATCTGTTCTTTTGTAGCAGACTCTGCGTATTTATAAGCCTCTCCAGTAGTTTTTAAATCAGGGACTCTTTTAAGCATGGCCTGAGTTTCTTTAGGTAGAGTATCTTTTACAGATTCTTCTACAGGCTCCCCTCTACGTTTTTTCGCTTTATTAAGAGTATCTAAAGTCATCTTAATAGGTTTAGGTTTTTCAGCAAGAGATAATTCTGGAGCCTCTTTCGCAGCCTCAGTAAATTCTATAATACGTTCTTTAGGAATCTTAGGAAGCTTTATAGGTTTTGCACTCTTTGCATCTCCGGGTTTTGCAGGAGCAAACTCATCTACCTTTAAACCCTTCTCATATCTCGCAGTTTCTAATTCCCATTCTGCCTGTAATACTGCCTCATACTCATTAACCTTCTTCTGAAAAGCAGTATCATATTTAGAAGGAATTTTAGATCCTTGAGCTTCTTTAAGAATTGCATCTAACTCTGCTGCAACTTTCTTTGCTTTTACTCCTCTCGCATTCTTAGTAACTTCCATTATCTTACCTGTTAACTCTTTCCCACTAGCATGTGCAAATCTACACATTCCTAAGGTAAGAATCTGTTCTGAAAGCCATCCAGCATTAGGTCCGTAGAACTCTGTCATATCCTTTCCTATCTTCCTAGGACCTGTAAAAAGCCAGTAAAAGATATCTCCAACAGGTTCTAATACATCTTTAGCTATCTGGGTCTTTGGTGGAGGTAATAAACCTGGTAACCAATGCTGAGTATCTTCAACCTTCTCTAATATCTCCTCAGGAGATCTCTCACGGTTCTTACTGACTACTAAATTCCTCGCCTTCTCATAACTCATTCTAATAGTACCAGCCGCAATAGATGCTTCAAATGATAGTGCGCCCCAAAGAAGATTTGTAACAGCCTCATGAGAACCTGCTAACAAGTCTATAGAATCATTAAAGGAATCCTCCTTAAGCCATCTTAAACCTTTCTGAAATCCAGTCTCTTTTTCTAACTCTTCAGATACCTGTTGACCTGTTTCAGTTAACCAAGATTTAGGAGCCTCAGGAACTTCCTCTGTATCAGTAGAAGTTTCTGGAATATCTAAAACTTTCTGAGGATCTTCCATATCTATATTCGAATTTTGAATGGAGGGTGTTTGTGAAAGTCCCTTTTCAAAAGATTCATTTTGATTCTGTACATCAGTTAACCAACTCATATTAATCCTCTTTAAGTGCTTTCTGTATATATAGAATTTGAAGAGCTTCATTAAGATTCATATTATCTGCAATAGCCTGCTTTCGAAGTTCTTGAATCGTTATAGGCTGATTTGTAATAGGATTTTTTAACTCATCAATTTTATAAGCTCCCTTTGAGATACCCTTTCCGAAACCCCAAAGATCGAAGCCAGGAAGATCGAAGCGATCAGAAAATACAACAGTCGCAACTGTCTCTCCCAACTCCTCAGCAATCATATTAGCAGAATTAGCAAGAGCTAATGGATTCTCGGCTCGACCTTCAGGAGGTTTATTCAACTCTACATTAATCTTATTCCAACTATCTCTAAGTTTCATATTATATTCTTTTGCTGCAAGATCATTCCCCTCTGAAGGTTTGTTAGCAGTCATCCAAGTTCCTAAATTATTTAACTTAGCAGCTGTCTGAGCTGAGACCTCTGAAGAATCTTCAAGATCTTTAATCCCTTCCATTCTCCAATCCTGCTCTTGCTGAGCCCTAGCACCTGTAGCAGCACTTTGAGAAAGCTCTTCTTGCCTCATTAAGTTTTTAGAAAGTGCATCAAACTCATGCCTGCGAATATCAAAAGGTCTACCACCAATATAGACTTGCATAGGAGTATTTTCATATTCTGTTCTCTCAAGATCTGCTTCAATAAGTGCGGATTCTCTTAGATCCCTCATTGCCTGAGTCATATTACCTTGAGTAGTCTGAAACTGTTTTCCACGAAATTCTATACTAACCGGAGCAAGTTCCTTAGTCTGAGCCGCTGTAAGTTTATTTAACATAGTATTTCGATCTGCATCTGAGAGCTGTCTCGCAGAACTTACCTTATGAGCCAGAGCCTTTCCCAAAAGATTTATCATATTCTGATCTCTGGAAATTTGCTGCTGACTAATATCTGTAAGCTCTTTTGGAGAAAGTCCTATAGTATTTACTACTTGTCTATTATCCATTAGAATCTCCTAAATAGGTTTCATAAAGATCCTTCATACTTCCAGGAGTCTGAGCAGAACTTTCAGGAGATTTTTGAAAATCTGAAGTAGCTGCCGACTTCTCCTTCTGTAATGGTTGAATCTTATCAAGTTCCTTTGGAATTACTGAAGTTTCATTTATAGTAAATTCTCCAGTCTTTGGGTCTCTCTTAAAACTCGCCTGATTCATATCAGAACCACTACTAAGATTTTCTATAATCTTTCTAAGAAGTCCTGCAGAACCTTGTTGATCACTTGCAAGTTGTTCTCCAGCCATTTTAGATTTCACCATACCTGTGCCAATTCCGCCAAAGATATTTCCTGGAGCCATTCTTTGACCCAGAGTATCAGCAATCATAGTTAACTGATCTCCTTTACCTTGTGTAGCATTACCAAGACCTTTCATTAAGTTTGAAAAAAATCCACCTGTTCCTGCACTTGTTCCTGTTCCTGACGGTATAAATCCCATAGTAATTATTCTCCTATTTTATAAAAAACTTGATGCAACACCTAAAATTCCCCCGACTACCATTCCAGGAACTCCGAAACCTGCCCCTGCGGCGACTCCACTTAGCCCTCCTCCTAGCGCCCCCATTAACTGTGATGGTTCATCTCCCTCTATACTATTTGAGGAATTAGAAGCTCCCTGAAGAGCCCCTAATGCGGCTCTTTGAGAATCTAAGACCGTAAAAGGCCATAAAGAATCTTTAACCTTATACTTCTGATTTTGATCTCGAGTATCTATTCTTGCGGCAAAATAGAGTCTCATGATCTCTGAATAATTCTTAATCACAGATTCATTCCAGCCTAAATGCCTCTCCCATCGACTATTAGCTATAGGAAGCATTCTATACTTCAGCTCTCCACTATATTTCGAGATAGCCTTAGTCTGACTCTCTGCAATATTAGCCTTACCTATCACAAAAGAACTTGTCATAACCGCATTTATATCTCTCATACCTGTTAGAAACTTTGGCATAACCTTAGTATCTACATGATCATTTAAAAGATCCGCTTCAGCAGATACTAAATTATTTATTGTCTCATTATTAACTGCGGCCTCAATCATCTGATCTGCAAGAACATCTATATCCAGCCCTGCCATAAACTTTCCAAACATATCATAGAGGGCTGGAAAGTCTGATAGAAAATATCCAGTTCCTAAAAACCCCTCATCAACAGTAAGATCTGCTAAATCAGCATGTGGAGAATCTGTAATAGTAGATTGTACATAAGAGTCTATTCTATCTAAAAAATTAGTATGATGAGTTTCTACATACGGAGCATATCTTATCGTATTAGTATTATTACTATCCCCTCCTCCACTACTTCCGCCGCTACTCATTATGAATCTCCCTTGTTAAGTTTACATATAAAAGTTCTGTAATATTCCTTAACATCTACCTTATTTAAGATTTCAAAAATTCTAGGATTAGAAGAGTTTGCAAGAATAAATCTGCACTCAACTTCTTTTGCAAAAGTCTTTATAAACTCCCAATCACTTTGCCAGATATTATTATCAACTATTAGAAAGGAATATATACACTGAATATATAAGAACTTTTCTAAGGTTCTTTTATTCTGCTGAATCTTTGTAATCAAGATAGCTTGTATCTTTCGCTCTTCAGAGTCAAAACGAAAGAAACATTGAGCTTTCTCGCACAGTAACTCATGAAGCATATCATTTAGAACTTCTTGCCTATAATCAGGAGTTATTAAATCCCCTCTAATTAAAGCATACTTAATAACATCCCAATGCTTTGTGATATCTTTAGATGTAAGTTTTATAATCATGTAATCCTTCCTTTAATATTTAGATAATCTATTTCAAGATAATCAAAAGATGTTAATTTTAAACCTATTCTAAATTCTACTCCATGACAGAATAGATAAGAAATTCCAGCTGGGTTACAAACTTCCCAAGATAATCTTTGAAATACTGAAGATTTATTATTTCTAAATTCTATATTCACTAAAAGATTTCGAATAAGATCTGTACCTACTTCAATTGATTCAATAGTCTTAGCATTCCGAGTTCCAAAATCTATTATATCTGTCCAGATCTCGAACACAGGAACTACTATATTTGTAGGAGCGCTGATATAAGTTATCCCATCCCGCTGTTGTATTCCTGTAATATTCACAGGACCTTCGCCAAGACTCTGAGTTTTAGAATTATAGACAAATCCATAAGTATCATCACAGATGTAAAGAAGTCCTGAAGAGTAATCATAAGATAAAACAGGATCTGTTAGTTTTAATAGATATTCTCTATATCCTACGAGTTGTAACTGCTCTTTGATACTATATAAATCTCCTAGATCATCTATAAAGAAGTGTTCAGAATCTAATCCTAAACAGGCGTTTCGGCCTTTGATTCCTCTTCTATGAATTGTCTGCAAACCATAACTAATACCATGAGGAGTCATAATAGAAACTCCATTAAGACCATAGACTATAACCTTCGTGCCTAATTGAAGAATCTGATATATTACTCCATTCCAATCCAGAAGTGCCTCACCTGCAACACTCCCACGATTTATAGTAAAATCTATACTTCCAATATTCGACCATTTAATCCAGTTAGCCTTTGCGGGCTGAGTATACATAAAAGCTTCAGAAGATACTGCAAGCTCCCCAGTATTTTCAACTCGAACTATTGCAACAGAAAATCCTCCCTCAGAAGATACTGCCAATTGAGAAGTACAATCACTAAAATTTGAATTAAAATCTCCATAAGAGCCTAGACCTAAACCATCAAAGTCTTCATTATGCCAACTGAAATATAGAGCTAAATCAAAATTAGGAGGGGCTTCAGAAGCAAAACTCATAACTGCTATAGATCTTACCACAGTTCTAGTTAGCCCATCAGGAAACTCCATTATCATCCTCCATTCAAATTTTAAACATAGTTATGTTTTATCGCCAATAGTTTCCATAATAGAACTCATAATTATAGGAGTAGTATCAACAGCGGTTAGAGTTCCCCCAGCATCTTTATAAGAAACTATCGCATCAGTATAATCATCGCTGCTTCCAGTATCAGTAGAATCATTATAGATAATAGCTCCAGAAGCCTGAAGAGTTCCACCAAAAGCATTCCACTGGGCATTATTAAAGGTCACTTCTACTCGATCAGATACATCATTGATTGAGATAGAGACTCCTGTCAGGGTTGCTCCTCCAGTAAGATACCCATTCCCTTCCGGAAGTTCATCTGATATAACATCTGCATAACAATTATGATTATCCTGATCGAAGACAAACCCAGCTTGCATTAGGATTATCTTATAAACATCAGTCAAACCTTTATTCTGGCCCTTCCAAAGTATTGCTTTAAAACTATTCGGTACTGCATTAGCCATGATATCTCCTTATTCTAAAATAATTTGTATTCGTAAATTCTTTCCCATACCTACCTTATTAATTTTATAAGAGCCCCGGGCAGCTAACTCATAGCAAATCCCATATCTGTCTCTTTGATTACGGCAACATAGATACTGCATATTCATATAAAATAAAATAACGTCGCTTACAGGTATCTGGCTATCTCTCTTATCATCAAGAAAAACTTTAGGTGAAAATGCCCCATACTCAAAAATAGTTGTTGTATAATCTTCGATTGTGGAGTCATACCAATATAATTTAGCAATATCCTCTTGAACAAAAGCTATAACAATCCGCATATTTTGATCAAAAGTAAAACTTATTTCTGTGATAAATGATCCTGAATAAACAAGAGTCTTTGCAGTGTTCGATGCCTCTACATAGATATTATCCCCCTCAAGAAAGCCATGCCAGATTTGATATGACAGACCTTCGCTGGGATCGTTTAATGCTATACCACCATCTTCATAATCTTCTGTAATATAAGCACTTATTGATCTTCCCCCAATTATCATAGAAGGCATGGGGGTAGAAGATAACTCATTATCAGGAAGCATTATTTTCTCCCCCAAGAAGCTCTAAATGTAAGGCTCATGATATCATCAGATGTTTTTTCTATGTCTGGTGAAACTCCGAATTGATACCAACCTCCTACCAAGGGTGCTACTATAGCACTTATAAAGTTAGTTAAATTACCCTGGTCTAAGCTAAAAGAATATGTCCAATCTCGATAATGGTCGCCATTTACATAAGTAGATTTAGTAGGAGAGTATGCAGTAGAATGGGCTCCTGTTGGGATACCTGTAATTCCTCCAATAGCTCCATCATATACTGTACAAGTAGGTGAATAGACATCCCCGCCTTGAAAGGGCATAGCCCAAATAGTTGCATTTGTTATATACGCAGCTCTACCTCCGGTTATAGTATGTGTAACACCTCGTAATTCAATTGTGTAAGGAGTCACATCACCTTCTGGCAAGTATCTTCTACACTCATATGTTACATCGAGATATTCATCAGATAAGACCGTGATAGTTGTAGGACTTCCTGCCCCATCTAAGACCAAAGCTCTGCTAAATAGACTTCCTGAAACATTTGACCAGCCAACTCCAACCTCTGCTATATTTCCAGTAGCATCTCCTGGGCTAAAACGATAGATCTTTTTATACCAGCGATAATAAGGAGATGCTCCTGATACTCCATTTGTAGTTCCTACGGATGTATTAGTTACTCCAATATAATTACTAAGCCCAGTATCCCCAAAATCAGGAGCAGATGATCCTGACCCTACTTGACAGTAATACAGCCAATCAGCGGCAGTTCCGATTCTATCTAACCCTATATTCGTTATAAGATTTGGGAACCAATCTGCTAAAAGTCTTTTTCTACCTGTTTTAATATTTGTAGCTTCAAATTTATAGAAACCACAAAGTTTTGTGTGCATTGTCATCATTCTAAAGTTCCCCCTACTATTGTTGCGGAATAAGATTCAAGTTCTTCATCATCAACATCTCCGTTTGTGTAATGAATAAGAACATCTTGTAAGCTACCGGATAGAATTGTTGCTGAGGCAGACTCTAATTCCTCTGCATCCCCCTCATATTCCTTCAATATAAATGCAAGTTCTAATTCTCCTGAAATTATTGTAGCACTGGAGGATTCAAGCTCATCAGGCTCTCCATTATCATAATATAATAATAATGCTCTTAATTCTCCCGCTATAATTGTTGCAGGAGGAGATTCAAGATCCTCAAGATATCCATAGTTATGTTTAAGTTCCCTAAGGCTCCCTGATACAATCGATACTGGAGGAGAGTCTATTAAATCCTGATGCTCAATAGGATACGGTTTAGATGTATGACGAGCAGGAATCGTATAGGTTCCAGGAATCCAGTATCCACAAGGATGATGCTTATTCGTATGCGCAGGATTCTCTGTCCAATTAGGATTATTTATATATCCTTGCTTATAAGGAGGTTTAGTAAAAGACCAGTAGGGATTCTTCTCCTGACTGTCTGGAGGAATATAAGCATCTCCATGATCATTAAACCATCTCCCAGGAAGTCGCTTAGTAAAAGGCCAAACATTAGAACTCATGATAAATCCTCATCTGGGGATCCTATTAAAACTTGACCATTAAAGTTACAAATACAAGAAGCTGTGGGAAGATCAGAAAGGCTATAAGTAATACTATCTGGATCTCTTACTACTGAAACTTCTCTATTAGACATATATACATATTCTCCAGATGCAATAGCACTCCAAGAAGTTCCGGCTGAGACGGTAATCTTTAGAACTAAAGCTCCAGAAACCAACTCATATATCTGAGTCTCTCCGCATACAATTATAAGATTTGGAAATACAAAGATTTGAGGATACGGAAAGCCATCTGTGATACCTGAGAAATCTCTCTGAGACATATCTTCAAGAGTCTGTAACACTCCATCTCGAGCTACAGCTCCAGAACTCTGCACCAGATAACCAGAATTTCTCAAAGATCTTTTAGATACTCTAAGCCCTTTTGAAAGATCCTGAGCATTAAAGCTCAAAGTAAAATTATCGCCTCTAGGAATAAGTTCCATTTAGAATTCTCCGTTATAATCCAAGGAGGGTACATCTACAGCTTCCATAGACATCCCATTAGAGAGTTTAACCTGCTCTTGTATCTTCGGTAGAGCCTTTTCTAAAAGTTTCTGATGACTCAGCAAAGGATTCTCTCCCTCAACCTTTTCCAATACTTTCACAACTACTTCTTTATGATTTACTAATTCTGAGTGTTTTTTATAAAACTCTTGATTAGTCTCTCTCATACTCATATGATGAGTTATTAAATTCCCTATAACTTCAGGAATCCTAAGAAGAACTTTTTCAATTATTCTATCTTCAAGTTCTTGCTCTCTCTGAGTTAAAATCTCCAAAATTATCCTCCAATCTGATTAAAGTTTCTTGTAGCTTCTTCTACCGCATCCTTATCAATTTCAGATATCTCCAGCATAAGAGATTCTAAAAGTCTTCCAACTGCTTGACGACCTCTATAAGATAGTTCCATTTGATACATGGCAGCGCGAATTAGAATCTCTGGATAAGTTAAAGTCCAGAAATTCTCAATATCATCTGCATTAAGTTCCGGTTGTAGAAACTTCCCATATACCTCAATATCATAAGCAGTATCAACAGGAGGCATTATGACTATTCCTCGAAAATTAGTACTCGTAGCTAAAGTTGAGTTGAAGAAAACTCCTGTTGCATTTTTATCTGTCGCATCAATCTCTCTGAGTTTCGCAATACAATAATATAAAGGATATCCAAGATCTATATCTGCTAAGGCAGACGGATAGAGTTCTTTAAGTTCCGCCCAGGACTTCCGCTCTAACTCAACTCTATCCGAATCATCATTAGCCCAGACTTCCAAGATCATTCTACAACGTTGCTGAAAGTTAACATAATATTCGCCAGAAGCCAGAGTTTTCCAAAGACGTCCCTCAGATTCTGGAAGATCTCCTACTAACTTCTCTATCATATTCTGACCTGCTTGAAGAAAGAAATCAGCTCCGTTATTATCCCAAGAAGACGTATCAGTTACTAAATCATACCGTCCTGTAATTTTCACAAACTGTGTTCTAACTTCAAGTAAGTTCATAAAATCCTCAATAATAATCTTCATTCAAATTTTAAACAAAGGAGAGATTTTTTAGAATCCCTCCAATATTTAATAGAACTAGCTAAACCGTATTATCAGAACCAAAACCAGCCAAGAATGCAGTTTTAATCGGATGATGAAACTCGAGACCACATTCAGTGAGATATTCCTCATCAGTTCCGTCAATTCTATTTCGCCCGGTATTCAGTTTATCAGGATCAGGGTAGAAAGTAGTATCATCTATATATCGATACTTCAAATCTCTCGGATCAAAGATAACCATATTGTTTCTATTTGAAGCTTCATAGCTCATGAGAGGATGAATCTTCATATGGATCTCGCCGAAAGGAGTTACCCAGGTTTTAACCTTTATACCATAATCAACTGTCTGAGTAGTTAACTCATAATTTCCGTACTCTTTAAC